GACGTTCCTGCCGGTCGCAGCGTGGATGAGATTGCGAAGATTCCACAGAGCAGCCTGCTTGAGTGAGGTCATCCCGTAGACGACCGTGCCCTTCTGTGGTCCTTCGGTGATCGTGAACTTCCAGTTGAGGTAACGAGACCCCGAGCGCTCCGACTTGCGAGCCTCGACGTCTGTGATCTTGGCGAGATAGTCGCCTTCGGGGATGTGCTTCGTGCGCCCACCGCCCTTACGGATCTCCTTGTCGACCTCGCCGAAGTCAATCCTCATCTTGCGTGCTGGCAACACGGCCTCCATTCTTGATGACGGCCAGCATCTCGTTGAAGTCTGGCGCGTCAATATGGTCGAAGTCCTTGAGTGCTGTGTACCGCACCCCTGTCTCGAAGCGATCACTCGGTCCGATCAACAACCGCGTCCTGCTGACCTTGCGTCGCCTCGTCTTACCGTCCCGCCGACTACGAACGACCACCTCGCGGCGCATCATGTAGCCGATCAGGCCCACAGCACCAAGCAAGTGGGTCTGAATCGCCGGCGATACGTTGGGACCGGTGATGGTCTGCTCATCCTCCTCATCCTCACCTGTGGTACGGGTGCGGGTGTGTGCTGTGAAGAGGACGTTCATCGGCAAGTTACGGTAGTTCGTGATCTGCGTCTTCATCAACTGCGTCACCTTCTGGTAGATGCGCTGAGACGGCTGATCAGGATCTCTCGATGCATCTCGCGCGAGCTCATCACCGAGCACGAAGTTCATGGCGAGTGTCTGAAGCCCACTCACTGTGTCGATGGCTACCGACTTGAAGTCGTGCTCACCGCTCTGCAGATACCAGTAGATGTCGTTGATCTCCGACCACGTTTGGATCCGAATGACCGACGGATCGAGGTCGTCGCGAGTGCTGTCGGTGCCTTTCTCATCGCAGTCGATGAGTAGGACGTTAGGTGCCGACGCACAGAACCTCGTCTTGCCGACCTTCGGCCGTCCGTACACGACCACCGCCAGGTTCAGCGGTAGGTCCGAAGCCTTGGTGATCTTGCCTTCGACTCGGCTTCGGATCTTGTCGATGCTTACGCTGGGCCTACGCTCAGCCATTCAATAGATCCTCCCCTCTGGTGTACCGCTCCCCTACGAACTGGAAGTCCTTCTTGACAATAGCCGACGTATCATTCCCCGAGAACGCGGCGACGCAGAGGTTATGGTATTCGCAACCAAACCTACAGTTGTAGAAGTAGGACCGGGGAACATAATCGGGTCGGGTCTCTCTTCTCTGAATGTCACGAACGGTGGCCACATACTCACGAACGGCTCGGAGTATTGTGGGGTCATCCACGGGGATTCGTTGTCTGTCAAACCAGAGGGCCTCCCGACCCTTGAGCTCGAGCAACTTGTCCTTGTAGTATGGCAGATACTGCTTGTACTTCGCGCCGTGGGCTGCCTTGATCTGCTGATAGTAGGTGTATTGGTCTGTGTCGAGTGACCGACGTGTGGTCACCATGCCGGACTTGAGGATGCGAGGTACTGTTGGTGGTTTCGTTCGCCCGTAGTTGAACACGAAGCCCCGAACGTCGAGGCCGTACTGCTTACGGAGTGCCCAGACATACAAGGGTGCCTGCGGACTCATCATCCGCTCATCAGGCACGGGGATATTGCGAACCCACTTCGCATCCCAGATCCAGTCACCGCCGTACTCCTCGTCTTCGACTACCAGGTCGATTCGACCTTTGAACCTCGCATCCTTCAGTCCGAACTCATCGAGGGGTGCCTCAACGATCAGCTCGATCGCAGGCTTCCCCCCAATCTCTGCCACAGAGTAGACGTCTTGGTCGCGTTTCCAGAACCTGAGGTACCGCCTGAACATATCGTAGCACTCGTCAGGCAGTTCACCAAGATCCTCTCTCTCCTCCTCGAACAGTTCCTCGAACCTGGCTGTAAGGGCCTCATGGACATCCTTCCAACTGTGGGCAGTGATCAGCACACCCGTCCGCTTGCCCTCACCTACCTGGATCTTGAACTCCTCGTTGCCCGCCCACTGCTGATGCAGTGCCTCCTGCAAGGCATGCATCCACGTCCCGCGGTAGAGTGGTAGCTTACTGATCTTCGGCACCATCTCTTTATGTTCCATCGAATCATACCTGAAAGCATATTGCCTCTGGCACCGACGGAACATCTTGACGCGGGATTGGTTGAAGTTCGTCATGCCATGTAGAGCTCGATGGTGATATCGTCCATGCCCATCGCCGCGAGCTTGTCGTGCAGCTTCTCGTACGCCTCCTGCGTCAGCCCATTGGGCGACGTCTCGGACTGATCGTCCTCCGGCACGTCGTACATGGTGGTAATCCTCACCTGCATTGTATCACCTCCTAGGAGTATCCCGTGAATCCAAGGCCCGAAGCGTCATCGTTGCCTTTCCAATGCGTGCCGTGCTCCACCTCTGCCTTAATTGGAATACTTGGGTCAAATCCAAAGGTCTTCTTGAGCGGGAGGTTCTCCATCGTCTCTTGGATGATAGGCGCATAGTAGTCCACCTTATCCTCACGGATCTCAAAGCCGATGCCGTCGTGCAGCGTCATCACCATAGCTGCCTCGCTCGGCTTGAGCATCGGTTGGAGCTTGATCATGGCGAAGAGTGTGATGTCCGTCGCGGTACCTTGCACGGGTGAGTTGATCGCCTGGCGTTCGGCCTCCATGCGTACGCCGCGGTCCGGACTCATGATATCTGGGAGATGCCGGATGCGACCCATGGGACCTGTCACCTGCTGATTGGCATTGACCAACCTACGCTGACGCTCATGCCACTTCACCAGATCAGGGAACATGCGGAAGTAGGCTTCGCGGGATACCTCTGCTTCCGCCATCGTCACGTCCACCCCGTAGTTGATCTTGGCGTACTTCTGGAACTTCGTGGGGTACATACCGTAGAGGTACCCGAAGTTCACCGCCTTGGCCATCTTGCGTTCCTCCTTCGTCAGTTCCACAGGTGGCTTGCCGAGAATGTTGCTGGCCTGCATACTGTGGATATCCTGATCCAGGAGAAACATTCGCCTCATAGTTCTCTCGTGGGCAATGTGAGCCGCGATCCGGAGCTCGATTTGGCTGAAATCTGCGTCAACGCGTAGCCATCCGGGAGGAGCTCCAAATACAGATCTAATGAACGAATCTCGGGGTACCTGCTGAAGGTCTCCAGAAAGACGCCCAGTAACTGTACCGTAGAGTTTGTAAGTGGTGTGAAGTCGGCTGTGTCGGTCAAGTTTGGTACTCCATGGTAGGAGGTAGGTGTTCATCCACTTGCCTTCGAGCGTCCGCAGGGCGAAGAGGTACTGAATGAACGGGTGCTCGATGTACTCCTGCAGCGCTTCCTCGTTGGTCGACCAGTTGCCTGTCTTCGTCTCCAGCATCGGGGTCAACCCAAGCCCGCCCCGCTTCTTCGAGGAGTACAACAGCCGACTCACCTGCTGTGGTGAGCGGTAATTGAACTCGCCACTGGGGAAGTGCTTCAGCATCTTCGGCTCGATGAACTCCTGCATCCCCTCCTTTCTCTCTTTGATCTCTCCTTGCAGAATGGCTATCCGCTCGAACAGGCGCTCCTGGTCTACGTGCATGCCCTTCGCCTCGACCTGCTGAATCACGTGGCTACCAGGCATCATCAGCTTGACGAACAGTCTTGTAAGCCGCGGGTCGTTCAGCAACTCAGGCCTCAGTTTCTGGTAGAGCTAATGCGTGTAGCCCACGTCCTCGCCGTTGTACGAACAAAGCCGACGTATCGGCTCGTGTAGGATCTTCTCCGGCTTCAGATCGACGCTGCCCTTATACACGTCAGCCCCGAGGTAGGTTTGACTGAGGAAGCCAAGGTTTTTCGGGCGATTCTCGTCCAGCAAGTGAGCCGCGAGCATGATATCGAACTTGTGCTCTAGAAAGAGGCCTGCTCCGGCGAGCTGGACGTTGTCGTGCTTTCCGTTCTGGGCGATGAGCTTGAGGTCGGGTCTTGTAAGCGGTCCTCGAAGATGAGCAAGAAGCTGTGTCCACTTACGTCTAAACGGGCTCTCAGGATGGTAGAGAGGGATGACGTAAGAGGTTTGCCCATCAATGCTGATGCCGAGACACTGAATAGACCAATCTGGATCCCACGGGCGGTATCTATTTTCCACATCATAGCTGACAGCGGTCCCAGTTGGAGCTTCTTCGAGGGTTTTGATGACATGCTTCAGCCCTGCCACCGTAGCGACATAGCGTTTTCTAACTGGGACAACCTGGAACTCTCCTTTGATGGCACGAGCAAAACGGCGGACATCCTCTTGGAGAGTGGGATACACACCAGGGTTCCGTAGCGCGTACGCCGGATGGAAAGCGGCCATAACGGTGATGGTTCGCGGTAGCCCATTGACATCCAGACGCACGCCTCGATGCTTTGTGATCCCAGACTTCTTGGCAACCGCAGTGAGAGCTGCATTACCCAGAAGAAGTATATGGGTAGGGTTGATAGCCTCGATCTCCGCAGATAGGTAATGCTCAGCGCAAGTCTTCGTCTCCCACCTTTCAGGAGTACGGTTCTCCGGAGGACGACACTTCGCGGCATTGGTAATGTAGACAGTCTCACGACTAAGGGAAGCCCGTTCAAGGAGCTTGTCAAGTAGCTTCCCCGCCGGTCCTGAAAATACCTCTCCACTCCTTTCCTCCTCTGCTCCAGGTGCCTCGCCGACAAGCATGATCCTGCTCTCAGGATTCCCCTTGCCCATGACGCAGACTCGGTCGGTAGTTTTATGGAGCGGACACAGCTCGCAACTGTGGTCTGCCAAGTGGTCGAGCGGGGACTTAAATCTGCTCAACGCCGACCCCAGCGCTGCGAAGCAGCTCGATCCCTGACTCGTCGCGGTACGCATCGCGGAAGATTACGTTGAAGATCCCTGCGGCGATTAGCAATTTGCTGCATTCCTTGCATGGTGAAAGGGTCACGAACAAGGTAGCGTTCACCGTAGGGACGCCGTTACGCGCCGCAAAAGCAATCGCATTCGCTTCCGCATGTATCGCATTCTTGCAGCCAAACCGTTGCACGACGGTCTCATGATCGCTTCATATGCCCACGAGCTTGTACCAGGGATCGAACTCAGGCCACTCGTCCGGGTCTTCTGGCCACCCATGGTTATTCGCATCGCAGTGTGGTAGCCCTGGCGGTGCACCGTTGTACCCAGTGCTGAGAATGCGGCCATCCCGTGCGATGACTGCGCCCACAGAGGCTCGATCACAGGTGCTGCGGAAGCTCATCACCCCCGCGATATCCATGAGGGTAGCCTCGCGACTAGGTCTTGACATGGTGCAAGTCCCCTCGATGGACGTGGAACGAGTACGCGGTGAAGTAGAAGTTGCCTGGCTCGACGTCCACCCACACCTGCTCACCGTCGCTGCGGAGCTCTCGCTCGAAGAGCCAGTTCAACGTATGGCCTAGAAGGCGAACAGCCAGGTATACATCGTCGCGGAAGTGGCGCACAGCATCACAAGATCGGATCGTGTACCACATGTGGAGGCGCTTGTCACGGAGGAGGAACTGATACCCCAGAGTGCATGGCACACGACCATGATGGACGGCCCCAGTATCTTCGGGGAAGAAGATCGGCAGGTAAGCTTGCCGCGTGAAGGGCTTCTCGAGCAAGAGAGTGAGTAGGGTGTGGTAGTCCCCCAACTCATATCGGATCCCTCTCGGTGGGCGAGCGCTCGGATCACCGTCTTGCGTGGGCCAGAATCGCTCGCTGTAGGTGTGCGTGAACTTGCCGTCTTGCTTCGTCTGTTCGTCCTGCCCTACCCACCAGGGCCAACGCTTGTGAGACGGGTCGGGGTTGCGTGGTACGCCCCCAACTCGCTCCTCGAAATGCTCGTCAGCCCACTCCGCATTCGGCTTGATCTCCATGGCCATGTCGTCGATCCACGAGTCGAGGGTATCGTACCAGCTCGCCCGAAACGTCGGCACCATGAAGAAGTGGTTCATCAACTCCACTGTGGTCAGGTCGGGTTTACCCTCGGTGGATACCCCCTGCCAATGACCTGTGTCCACTGGATCGCCGAGGTGGACTAGCTCGTCGATGCTCGCCTCGATGGCCCGGTCGAAGTGCTGGAATTCCTTATCCCTCATCTCTCGCCTCGTTCAGGACCTGCTCGACAGTCCGACGAATGGTAGTCTCGTCGAATCCTTGCCGGATGGCGTAGCGTACCGTGGTGCGAAGCTGCCGAGTCAGCTCGTCGTTCAGGTGCTCGCGTAGGTTCTCGCGCGGCGAGTCACTGTCCGCTTTCGATTTGCTGCTGTTCCTCGACTTCACTCCACTCGGCCTCCTGCTCATCTGGGAACAGATTCGCTTTCTTCTCGAACTCCTCGACCGTCATCTCGGTCAGCGCTGGCGCTACGTACTTCGGCATCAGCTTCCAGTCCGAGTGCAGGTTCCTGACGCCCCGCATCTCCTTCATGTGGTTCTCCATGATACCCACCGCCGTGTCGCTCAGTGCCTTGATGGCATCCTGGCTCGTGGCAGTCATAGGCAGATCCACGTTGTAGATGTGGGTAATCTCGATTGTCCTAGGCATTTCACCTCCTTAGTTTAGGATGATGACATAGTCCGTCAAGGGGAAGATGCCCCAGCCTAACAGCACCATGAGAAAATACCCCATCCGTTCTACGCCATCGATCTCTAACCAATCGTACGTTCTCATACCCCATTATATCAAACCACGCGACCTCTTGCAACTTTGAAGTGTCACAGCCCGATGGGGGAGAAGTCGAGGTCGTGGACGCCCACAGTAGGTAGATAGTCCTCGGCCATGTACTCGCGGTAGCGCCGCATCACCCGCTTGAGTGGGCCGTACTTGTTGTCCGTGATGCCCGCCTCAGTGAAGTCCACGATCTTGTCGTACCAATTGCCCACGAGCTTGATCGTAGGATACTTACCGCGATAGCGAGGCACGTCCAAGTCTTCGATGAACTCGTGCTTGAACAGCATCGGGAGGGACTTGAATCCGTGGAACTGCAGGGCATCTACATGCCATCGGAATTGAAAGTCCTCACCCGCAACCCCGATTTCGTCCCCGATGTAATCTGCCAGGACCCGAGCGAGGGCCAGATCAAGTCCACCGATGTAAGCGATGTAGCTGACTCGACTATGGAGGCTAAGCGTCGGAGTGCCTCGTCGAGAGTCACCCCGGTAGACGAACCCAAGGGCGCAGTTGCCCCAGCGATGCTTCTTAGCCTCGCGGACAACGTTCCCGCAGAACATTGAAGTACAAGCCCCCTTCGCTCCTTGCCCGCGCGCAAGTTGGACTGCATGGTCGATGAACCTTTCCGTCTCGTCGGGTTCGAGGTACTGGCGGACTAAGCGCGTCCATCTCTGCTTGTTCAACCACAGGTCCCGACCCATATCTATGTCGAAGTCCATGGAGTTGCAAGCTAGGAGGTTATCGTAGCAGATGGTATCCGCTGAGCCGACGATGCTTAGCCCGCCATTGTCCAGCGTACCTCGCCACATCCTCCAGATGCTGTCTCGCCACAGCTGACTGAGGGTGCGGTGGTTCTTGATCATGCTACCAGCGTACTCCCGACCCAGAGACCGAGACCGGTAGCTGTTAGGCCCTCCCAGTGCCAGGAAGTGAGGCCCCAGGTGTAGCCGCAGATGATGGCGAAGATGAAGAACACCAACGCCGCGACTCTGAGGACGAACGAGAGGCCCATAGGTGCGAGCACGACAGGGCCACGTGTGGGCTGCGTCACTTGTCCACTCCATTCTGTGGGTAGGCAATCCAATCGCGCTGCTCGACCTCCCACCACGCATGCTGAATGGCGGTCTCGAGGTCGATGCGATTGGCTGTACAGTAGGAGCAGAGGTAGATGAAGATATCACCCACAGCATCCACCTTCTTGGCATAGGCGAGGTCTGGGTCCATCGACCTGATGCCCTGCTCGTTCTTCAGGTGAGCATGACAGAGCTCGCCCACCTCTTCCATGATGCCCAGGAGGGGCTGATGTGGTTTCTGGCTTGGGAAGTTGTGCATCAGCCAGCTCTTGTGCCTCTCCTGCATCCCGCTAACGTCCATTGAACTCCTTGGTCATATAGAGGACGTTCGCGTAGCCTGCGATATCGTCCACGTTGTCGCGGTAGTCGAGCGGGTAGTTCTGATTCATCTCTCTCGCGCACTTCAGGAGGATGAGCATCATGCTGCACTCCTCTGCTGTGGGCCTCGAGCGTTGCTCGATCTGCATACGCCCGATCACCGGCTCGATCAGGTGAGCCCAGATCGTGTAGACCGAACCCGGGTGACCGTAGACACCCTGCCGATTCTGGACAATCTCAGTTGCCTTCGTACTCGGAAGCTCGGCTGTCGAGGTCTTCGACGAGGGCTTTGCAGAGGATGAGATGCTGGTCATCTTGGACGATGGCGAAGAACGGCTCGTAGTTTCCGGTGCCAATTTCCTGTGCCTCCTTAGCATCGACCGCGATTACTTTCCACCGATACGCCAATTATATCATCCCTTCGAGGTACCGTCGGGGGTTTTCAAAGAGGTGAGCGTGTGCGTCTTCCTTACGCTGGAGGTTCTGTACTACCGAGACGTCAACCGTTCCCCTTGCCAGTAGGTGTGTGTAGCGAACCGGTCGCCTCTGATTAGGACCTTGAGTTCGCTTGAGAGATTGGAAGTAGTCCACCCACCCATCAGGGGGAGAGTAGTAGACAGTCTCCGCCGCACCCACAAGCTCCAACGCTCGGGAACCGGCCTGCACCTGAAAGCATATCGCTGTCGGCTCACTCGGTCTCGATTCCAGGGCATCGGTAGCCACGCGACGATCTCTCCGTGAGACTGTCCCATCGACACGGAAAGTGCGTAGACCGACGCTCTTGAGGGTCTCAGTTGCTGCCTCCACCTCCGCAGTGAAACGGCAATAGACCAGCACCGATTCTTCTTGCTCACGTAGGACCGCACAGTAATCACGGAGCGCCTTGACTTTCGCATCGTGGACTTGATCACCATCTGTCGTGAAGCCACCACAGAGCTGGAGTAGACGAAGTCGCCTGACGCCAGAATTTTTGGCACTAATGACACCTCCCTCCCACTCCGTCATAAATTCCTCGACCAGCTCGAGGTACATCTGCTTCACGCGGTCGGGTAACCGTATTGGAATTTGCTCGAAGAATTGGACGTTCGCTAGGCCCGCCTCCTCGGCATGCACTGTGGTACTGTGCGCGCGCACCAACCGGTCTAGTCTTTTCGTCCCGCGGTACTTGACTATGGTCCACTTCCTCTTACCGTGCCCGTAAACGACGTGATCCTCCTTGAAGTCGGCTACGTTCGTGCCGAGGATCCGCTCGTCCATGATCCTGAACGGGGCGAACAGATCGAGCCACCCGTTGGGATTGGGCGTACCGGATAGCAGTAACACATACGGCTTGCGTCTTGCGCCGAACTTTCGCAGTCGCCGTACCATTCTCCAGCAATCCTGCGCGCCCACACCTCCAGGTCTTTTGTACTCGTGGGATTCGTCGAGGATGATAACGTCAGGCCTCCATCGCTCAAGCTCCAGCTGCTTGGGTCGAAGATACTTAGCACCCACCCGCACTCGACGGAACGTTTCTTCACGTCCCGCGAGGAAGAACTTAACCCTTGGACCACCACCCACAGCACCATACCACGACTCCTCGAAACTCTCGCACTCACACAGCCACGGAAAGTGCTTCTCGATTTGGCCCTCCCACACCGGGATCGCGATTCTGGGAGCGAGTATCAAGACTTTCTTGACCTCGCCCTTGAGCGCCAGTATACCACAGTAGTCCAACGCTGCCTTGCTTTTGCCGAGTCGTGGCTCGAAGAAGAGCCCATGGTTTCGTGCTCGTGCGGCACGCAGCGTTGCCCTTGCCTGGTGTGGGAAGGGTTTTGTCTTAGGCCTGTACTTCACGGCCCTCGAGGTCGGCCAGCAACTTCGCCTCGCGATAAGGCTCGCGCAGCGAGCTCACGCCGTCGATCAGGTCCACGAACAGCGGAGAGTTGTTGTTCTGCCGAGCGATGATGCAGCCTCGCAGAAACTCTTCGCCGTCGTCGGGCTTCTCGATGCGGATCTTCAGAGTTGCGGGGCGGAACTTGTAACTACCCGCTTCGGTTTCAGCACGCTCCTGGGCACGAACGACCTCGGCAATCTCCATGTCCCACGAGCAGTCCGAGCACGCCACACCAAATCCCGGCATGCTCTCGATCAGGCCCACCTTACACTGTGGGCACTTGTCTCCGACATTCAACGCCATGACTCCTCCTACTCGAACAGGTTCTGAGACGTGGCAAACGCGACAGCGAGTTGACCGAAAGTCTTCTCCATCTCCTCATGATGCCGTATGGAGTTGGATTGGTAGTAGTCGATGGTTGCAGCGATTGCACGACCGAGCGCCTCACCGAACGCCTCCATCGCCTCGATTTCGTGGGGCTCCAGTCCGTTAACGGCGCCGTCTGACTCGTCAGACTCCACGCTTAATCACCACCTTTTCGTAGGGCTGGTTGCTACTGCGGAATCGGTAGTTCTGATTTGAAATCCCACAGACGCGGCAGTAGAGCACCGCAAGCTTCACCTCCTTCCACACGTACCGCTCCTTTTCGTTGGACCAGAACTTCTTCTGGGCATAGAACGTGCGGTCGTCCCGCCGAGAGAATCTGCGGGCGTCCATACAGCACGGACACCAGTACACCATGTGACCGTTCATCTCGCGCGGCAGCTTGCCTCTGAGCTTCGCTGGGATAGAGTACCCGCTCGTGCGAGCGATGAGTGAAGCGTCAGGATCGGTATACTGGACCTGGGTGGTGATGAGGTGGATGCCCGAGATGAGGTGCATCACCTTCTTCTTGTACCTACGCCCGTCCTTCGTCCACGTCACCGCGAACGGGAACTGACTCACGATCTGCGCATGGATGAGAGGCGTAGCGAGAGCTTGACGCACGCCATATGGGACCTTCCATTCGTGCTCGCCGCTGACGTAGTAGCCCTCATCGTCTATCAGCGTACGACCGAACCGATGCTTCTTCTGGAACCAGGCATACACCTTCCCTGTGTGGTGCTCAGGCGCGAGAAGGTTGCCTGTATACCCACCTCCAAACAGGTCGGCGGGGGACTCCAACCGGGCCATTTGGTCCACCTTTCGCGGGGGTTAGCTCGCGGCTTGGTCATCCCACGTGCTCGCGAACTCCTGTACCTCAGCTGTGGTGCTGTTGACGTTGTCTCTCAGCTGCTCGATCTTCTGGCGCCAATTGTCTTGCACCTCGGGGGGCCAGCGATCAGAGATGCTGTCTATGATGCCCACGTTGACCAGCATCTCGATGCAGTCAGCCGCGAGCTCACGCACTAGGTGGAAACCTTCGTCGTCTGCCATGCGCTCCCTTCCACTGGGGTGTTGTGTGAAGCGGTATATTCTAATCATATCATACCACACAACGGCTTGCATCGACAACACTGAGTCTTTTTTCAGTGGTCGTAGGTGAGTCTGCTGCTTCGTGTATAATTACTGTATGAGTCGCTACGACGAGGTTTACCGGGAGGTGGTCGACCTGATGGCCGAAGTTGAGCACTGGTGTGTCGGGCCGTCCTGGGTCGCCGAGCACTACGGAGTCAGGGTCATAGACGTCCACAACGCGATTCGCGGCCGCAGGCTAATCGCAGCGAGAGTGGAAGGAGCTGGTAAAGACGGATGGGCACTAGACAAGAGACTCTTGCCACTGCGCTTCCCAAGGACTGGGTATGCGAGGACTTCCTCGAACTCGTATGGGGAGATGAGAAAGGCTGGGTAAGCCTACCCTCGAAGGTCGGCATTCACTGGAACGACCTCTCAATCGAATGGCCCCCGTACAAGGACCGCGACACCATCATCATCGAGGGCGCCATCCACGACCGAGAAGACCTGTACTACAGCGTCTGCAAATTCCGCCGAAAAGGGCGCCGCATCGGTGACGTAATGCCAACCGACTGGCTGTGGGCCGACCTCGACGAAATCCACCCCACCGCCGCAACCGAGTTAGGCTTCATGCCCACAGTGGCGGTGGAATCGTCGCCCGGCCGCTATCAGGCACTGTGGAAGCTGACGAGGAAGCTGAAACCACAGGACACGGAGAAGATCAATCAGGCGCTATCGTACAAGCTGGGCGCTGACAAGGGTGGCTGGGATCTGACGCAAGTCTTGCGCATACCCGGCACCCGCAACTTCAAGTACCGAGGCGCACCGCCCGTGAAGTTGCTCTGGGAGGAGGATCTTGTTTACGATCCTAAGGATATTTGGGCTAGTGTTCGCGGTGTGGTTTCTACTCGCGCTGCTGCTAGCGTGGATCAATCATCGGTGGCTCGCCGACCGATTCCGGCGAGAGCTCGACGCCTACTCGCAGAGCGCGAAGCAGTCCAAGGAGAACGCTCAGACCGACTGTGGGAACTCAACTGCCTGCTCGCCGAGAGCGGAAGAGGGCAAGAGGAGATCTTCGAACTCGTAGTCGGGTCGGTCTGGAATAAGTGGCCCGAACGCCCAGACCGCCTCCGCGGCGACATCCAAAAGGCCATCCGTCAGGTAGAGGGCAAGGTACGGGTGGTTGAGGGTGACAAGGTTGAGGCTGAGGGTCGAGCGCCATTCGTCGCAGGCCACACATTCCTCGAGATGCAACTGGCGCCGGTGGAGTGGTTGGTCGAGGACATCTGGACTGTGGGCAGCCACGGTCTGATCGCCGGCGAACCAAAGACCAACAAGACCACGCTCGCGCTAGCCCTATCAGTGGCTGTGGCGTCGGGGCGTCCGTTTCTCGGCCGGTATCCGGTGAAGCAGGGACCCGTGCTCTTCGTGCAGGAAGAGAACGCTCGGAACATGATGCAGGACCGCATGAAGCGGCTGGTTTCGTACATGGAGGCGGATGCATCTG